GCGTCCTTATTCCAGGCTGCGCGAAGTGATGCGCGTCCTGGGCGTCGTTTTCTTATCGGTCTTTGCCGTGTTCTCGCTTTGGTGCTTCGCGGTACTGGTCACGCTTTTGATGGGAGGTTGAATTGCAAAAAGAAATCACCTGGCCTGGCGATCCTGGGCCGACAGCTCACAGACATGGCCCTGATACCGAGCAGCTCGCACTCGAGTTTGTGGCCCCTAAGCTAAGTGGACTGAGGCTCAAAGCCCTGCAAAGCCTCGCCTCAGCCCACCCTGGCCTAACTGGCAGTCAGGTTGCCGAAAAGATGGACGCCTGGCTTTACAGCGTCAAGCCCAGGCTGACCGAGCTCGAGCGTATGGGCCTGGTCCGCGACAGCGGCGAGCGCGCCAAGAATGACCGAGGCCGGCAGGAGATCGTCTGGCAGATTACAGGGAAGGGCGAGCAATGGCTAAAATCCCTGAGCAGCTGAAGCAGATCTTCCAGGAGTTGCAGCTCGCGCCCCAGGACGCCGTCTGGGACTGCCACGGTACGCCAGTGGTGCTGCACAAAGCTCTCGAGCTGGTGGCAGCACACAAGGGAATTACCTTTGATGCGCCCGTGATGATCGAAGCTGACGCACAGACCAAGTCTGTCGTCATGCTGGTCACCGGCCATCTGGGCGACCAGGTCGAATGGTCTATCGGCGAGGCTACGCCCTACAACAACAAAAACTCATACCCGTTTGCAATGGCTGAAAAGCGCGCGAAAGACCGCGTAATTCTCAAGCTCATCAATGTGGCTGGGTATGTCTATTCCGAGGAGGAGGCCGACGATTTCAAAGCATCGCGGCCGCAGCGCGCAGCTGCGCCTGAGCCGGCGTCTGAGCCGGCAGCAGAAGAGCCTGAGCGTAGTGCCTGGGAGACCTGGGCGAACAGCGCCATGAACAAAATCAAAAAGCTGGCCAAGGAGGAAGGTGGTGCCTCGAAACTAACGGGCTGGCTCAGCGGAAACATGACAGATCTGAAAGGTCTCAAGGCTGCCGATCAGCAGCTCTTCGAGCTGCTCAGGGCGTATTACGACGAGCAATATGAGAAAGCCAACACGGGAGAAAGAACATGAGCTCACCTCACCTCAGCCGAGCCGAGATCAAGCTGCGTGAAGACATCAAAGCAGCTGCACCGAATCAGGCGCCAAACCTGTACCGGGCCACCGCCTGGATCCAGTATCGAACCGACTTCAACGAGGACACGCGGCGCTTCGCGCCTATGACCGCCGAGCAGAAAGCCAAGTGCGACGAGCTTGGCAAGATCCTGGCTGATGCCGGCGTCGAGCTCAGCATCACGCTGTCACTCAGAGATGGCGAGGACGTAAAGAATTTCCCCAAGGTGGCCACCTTTGCGATCTATCCGAACAAGCCTCGAGACCAGGCACCCGCTCCGGTGTCAGCTCCTGCAGCTGCATCAGATGCCCCGGCAAGCTGGGATGCAATCTGATGGTGGGCGCGATGATGACAACAGCGGAGGCCAGCCTTGTACTATTCGGTAGTGACGGTGATGCGGCGCGTCAGAAAACAGCTCGGCTCCTTGATGCCCAGGGCATTGAGAAGATCCGAACGGGCAGGCGGTATTACTACCGGCGCCAGGACATCGAGCAGCTCAGCGGGGCTGCTGGTATGGCCAGTCCTGGGGGAGCTGAGGGTCTTGGCCCACGGCTCGTATCTGACCAGGTCGATGACAGCTGAGCAGCTGGATGACCTCGCGATCCGATTCCACCAAGCAGCAAAAGAAACCCGTCGCCACGAATCGGCGGCGGGTCTCAAGCGAGCGGAAGAAGGAAATCGTGCCATACGGGAGTCAGGAGGAGCTGAGCGAGCTGATGGACACATGGCCGGCTACTGACCCACCCCTAAATAGAAAGGGCCGCCAACGCGGCCCTAATCGCCATTAAAGGCACATTTGTTTATTCAAAGATCGAGCTCACTGCGTCCAGCATGTGTGCATCTTTTTCCTCATCTTCGATCCAGTGCCCGTAGGTCTCTTGCGTGGTCTGAACACTTTCGTGCCCCATGAGGTTGGTGATGGTCCACCAGTCATTCTTGAAAGCGCGCAGCAGCTGACTGGCATAGTAGTGCCGCAGATCATGCCACCGAATCTTTTCGACGCCGGCCTTGGCACAAGCCTTGTCCATGTTCTCCTGGAACCGGCTGTCGCTGATGATGGCGCCCGTCCTGGTCGGGAAGACCAGATCGTTCTTGGCCGGCCGGCCGCGCTTGATGTAGAGCTCGCGCAGCTGGATTGCCAGGCCCTTGGGCAGCGTGACCTTCCGGTAGCCCTTCGGCGACTTTGGTGGACCAACCTCAGCCCGGTGCTTTACCGCCTTGTTGACATCGACCTTCGAGCCATCCAGGTCCAGGTCCGCCCAGGTCAGCGCGCGCTGCTCGCCCTGCCGCAGCCCGGTCGAGCTGGCAAAGGTGGCCATGAGCGCCCACCAAGGGCCCATCGCCCCGATGATCGACTTGACCGCTGTCGGCTGAACGCGATCCATCTTGCCGTCTGTTGCCTTGCCCTCGATCTCGCCGATGGCAATCGCTCCCTGCCAGGGATCAGTCTTCCGACAGCCGACCAGGATCGCGTAACGGTTCATAGCGCGGAGGCTGGTGAGGATGTTCTTGACTGTCTTCGCGGTGCGACCGACAGCCATCTGATCGAGCAGCTGCAGCTGGACATGCTTCATCTCCAGGTCACGGACCTTGAGCTGGGCGGTGCTCTTGTTGTTTACCTTGAGCGTCAGGAAATCTTTCGCGTGACGATGTTTCTCAGACCAGCTCGATTTGCTGATCTTGCCCTTGTCGTACTGGGTTTGCAGATGCCTCACCCAGGCGCCGACAGGCTTGTCCTTCTCGAAGCCCAGCAGATCGTAGAACGTCCAGTCCCACGCGCCATCTGTGTTGAGCTGCAGCTCGTCCTCTAGTCGGCCGATGTAGGCGTGGGCTTCTTGCTTCGTGGCGAAATACTTCTGCTCGCCATCCTCGAGGACATAGCGAGTATCGACGCAATAGGCAGCTCGCCCTGTCTTCGCCCGAGACGGGTAGTGATTGACATCTAGTTTCATCAGGCAGTCCCTCCTTCAAACAATGGAGCTGGGGCGAGCTCCAGCTTGTTGACCTTGGCCCAGAGCCGGTCGGCCATTTGCTGGACGTGGTTTACAAACTTGCCCTTCGTCCGATTATGGTTGATCGCAATGTTGCAGCTGTCGGCGCTCTCGAAGCCGATCTTGTGGAGCACACCCAGGCCCCGCATCATGTGAAGCCAAGGCCGATTCTGCCGGCCGAACTCGATGTCCCACCAGGCCATGTGGGCCCAGGCGGCAAGGAACCGCCGATAGTACGCGCTGGTCGGCCCGTTCTTGGCGATGTCATACTCGGCGCAGCTGCCGAACCCAACGAAATTGAAGATCCGGTAGAGCGCTTTGAGCTGGGTGAAGCTCTCGTTCATGTGCCAGATGGCCATCGCGCGCTCAGGGTATTTGAGCTTGCCGCCCTTGAGAGCTTTGGCGACGAGCATGATGTTTTCTTCTTCGGTGCCATCGATCACGTCAGGGATCACGGCCACAGCCTGGGGGCACCGATCCATCGCTGCGTTAGCCCAGGCGTAGAAGCCATCCCACCAGGCGTCGTCCAGAACGATGCCCTGCTTCCAAGCAGTGAAGGCGCCATTGTCGAGAATCAGGATCTGATCTTCGCCGACAAGCTCGATGCACTCCTCGAGCTGCTCGGGGTGCATGTAGCTGACGCAGAAGCTGCCGCCCCGCAGCTGGGGGAGCAAACGCTTGGGCGTTACCGGCGTCCCGTGAACCAGCCGCTTAGTCATCAGGCAGCCTCCTTCTCTTCGACCAACCACCAGAAGACAGTCTTGCCGATGACTTTCGTTTTGGCTTCTTTGTTGTGAAGGAACCGGGTTTCCCAGAACTCCTCAAGCTCCTCGAAAGTGTCGAAAGTTTTTTTCGCGTATGTCTTGCCGTTCTTTTCGGCAGTGTACCCGTCACCGTCTTTGAACTTGGCAATGATTTTTACACCGTTGTCCGTCATGCAGTCTCCTTCTTCCAGGGGTGAACGACTTTGTCCCAGAGATCGTCGTCGTAGATCATGTCATCGATGAAGTCCTTGAGCTCGGCGATGACAGCAGTCTTGGTCATCTCGTGGTAGCCAGGCTCGAGGACCCAGGTTGTCAGCGCATAGCCGGGGTGAACCCAGCCAGGCTTGAACATCAGGTCGAGGACGCCGCAATTAAAATCACAAGCCTGGACCTTGTCCCAGCGCTTGGCGCCGATGGCCTTCTTGATGGCGGCGGGAGTAAAATCAGGCATGGACATCCTCCTTCTTGAGATCTTCAATTACGATTGTCTTGGGCATCTCATCTCCTCACTAATTGACCCTACACATCAAATATAGGGGCAGAATATGCCAAGGTCAAGGGACAATCCCGCGCCCTGTATTGATATTGCAGTGACCGAGTAGTGACCCAGGCACAAAAAAAAGTCTCCAAAAGCTAGTGCTTTCAGAGACTTACTGGTCTTGAAAATGGCGGGAGTGACGGGACTCGAACCCGTCGAAACCATGCTCTGACATGCTCTGAAACGTAGCAAAACAATCGCTTACGTCCAAGGTGAATGTCATCGAGACATGCTGAAAGTTATGTCAGAGCACCTCGTCCGTGACCGAAAAGTGACCGCTGGTCACTTGGATTAGTGACCGGCTATCGAAACCGCCTGGTCTTTTTCATAATGCTCTCGGGCTGCTTCGAGAACTGCTTGCCCTGGCGTTTCGCCTTGCGCTTCGCCCTGGTGGTAGCAGCATACTCGCCCGGCGTCAGGGCCTTGATCGCTGCCTCGGGCAGATACCGCTCGCCCGTGACCGAGCTCTTCTTGCCTGACTTGGTGCGCCAATTTTGTTTGCCCCATTGTTTCAAACTGTGTTGAGGATTGTGCATTAGTTTCGATATCCCCCACCCGCTGCCTTGTAGCGTTTAGCCAGGAGCTGAGCTTTCCGAGCTGACCACTTGCCAGCTGCGGTGCCTTGAACAGCTCTGCCCAGGATCGACTTGAACATGCGCTTTCTCATGCCAGGCTTGGTGTAGTTGCCAGCCTTGTTGACGGTCGATTTCTTCGCCATCACTTCTTCTTCATTGGCGGCTTTTTCTTGCCTGCCATCTTGAGGATGCTGGCCTTTTTGGCCTTGCTCATTCCGTAACCACCTTTGCCGTATGCCATCACGCTTTTCCTTTCTTGTTGCGTTTGGAAATTGCTGCGCCTTTCTTGCGAGCGTCTGCCTTCGAGCTCGCCCCCCAGGCGCGCAAGCTTAGCAGCAGCCTGGTCGGCCGGCCTTTGCCGTCTCTCTCAGGACCGCGCATGTTGCCCATGCGGGACAGGAAGCTGGCGCGTCTAGGGTTGTCACCCTTCTTAACTGGCGCCTTGAGGTTCATCCCCTGGCGCCGAGCTGAGGCCCGGCCCTTGGCGTTCAATCCGCCTTTGGGGTTTTTGCCGGCCTTGCGCTGCCAGGCTGGCGTCTTAGCCACGGCGGACAGACCCAGTCATGCCAGCCTTCTTCGCGCCTTTGGGCCCGGCCACCTTGGTCAGTGTGCCGTAAACATAGGCATCCGCCTTCTTGCCCTTGAGGCCTTTCTTTTTTGCCTGGGCCATCAGGCTGCGCTCAAGTTTCTCAGGCATCGATCAGTCCTTTCCGATAACCGTTTGTACGGTCGTATGTGAGCAGCTCTTTGCGCGGCTCGTGAACATAGGAGCAGTGGATCCAGCCGGTGTTACCGCCTGTGTAACACTCCAGGATGAGCTGATCGAACTCGCAGTTGTCAGCAACCCACTGCGCGACCTCCATGTTTGAAACACCAGGAACCTCGAAGTCAGCCGCCTGACCCTTGGCATGTTGGCTAGTAGCCTTCGACCCAATAGCGATGCACAGCTCAGCGCAACGATAGCCGCTGGTGATTGTGACCGGCCTGTCGAAATGGTCTCTCACCGGCTGCAGGACGGCCTCACAGAGCCTCTCCAGGTGTTCGACCTGGTTAGGGTGCGGCGTATTATCGATGCCCCTGCGAAGCGCCGTCTGGCTCTTCGTCATTTCGACCAGGCTGAAATTTTTAGACAGCTTCATTTCTTCGCCTTGACCTTTCCGACCACGCCCTCGAGCATCCCGCCGCCGAAATAAAACGCCAGGATGGTGAGCATTGCTTCGCCCAGGTAGAAGTCATCGATGACCTGTTTGATGTCAGGGATGTTGGTTTTGCCCAGCAGGGTCATCACAAGGACAAGCGCGAAGGACAGCAAAAACGTGGCGGTGAACATCAGAGCCAGGTAGCGCTGGGCCACCTTAAAAGGAGCGTAAGCTGCCATCGTGTCGATCTTGGCCTGGGCCTTGACGCGCTCCATCTCCTCGTCAGAGCTGTGGACATCATCGATCAGATCCATGCCCTTCTTGATAACGTCGCCGTTCCCAAGAATGGATGCTAAAACTCCGAGCATTATTTCTTACCTCCGAGGGTAGTGAAGCCCATGTAGGCGCCAACGATACCGGCACCCGAGATGTAGAAAAGATTCGAGATATCAGCCAAAGCCTCGACCCGCTCCAGCGGGATGAAGAACATGGCCAGCGTAAACGCGCCCATCGCTGCCAGAGTGAAGCGAGCCATCCGCAGCTGGGCCAGGTGCCGGCGCAGCTCGGTCTCTGTCTGCTTGATCTGTCTGCTGCTTTCGACCTCGTCATCACTGACCAGCCCGTCGCCGTCCAGATCCCAGTCAGACGCAAACTTGCTGTCCTGCTCAAATTTTTTTTGCGTCAATTCCGGCTGTCCTTGATTGCCTCAAGGGCATCATAAATATTTGGTGGTGGCGGCTGATCGACTTGCCACTGGCACAGGTATTCGCGTGGCAAAAATTCACGCGGCCCAAACACGAGCAATTCTTGGGTATTGTGAGCGCCTCTGAAGACGCAAGCTTTGGTGCCATCGTCCTCAATCTTCATGCACTTGACGAGGCGGCAGACCGTCAGATCATTGGCTGCTTGCGCTTGCGCTGTGTGCGCTTTTAGCAGCAGAACGAAGGCTGTCAGAACAGCCAAGCCAGCGCCGATCATGATGGTCCACGCCACGATCTCGACAAACTTGCGACGGCGCTCACGCTGCCGATACAGCGTCTCCTGGCGTCTCTTACGGATGCGCCCCTCTTCAGCCACCAAATCGCTCCAAGCCGTCTGACCAAGAGTTAGCTGCACCCACTGGCGTAATTCGTCTCGTTGCGCGGTTGCTTTTCGTTTGGCTGCCCACACATTTGCAGCTTCCTCCTCGACACTTGATCCGGCAAAAAGTCGCTTGAAAATTGGGGGATGCTGACTCTCTTTATGGGCCTGCTCTAGATCACTAAGCGCACCCATCCACCTCGACAGGTCGCTTGCCATACTTTCAAGATCACGTCCTTGAAGCCGCGCCCCCCTCCAGCTAGGCCAGAGGGGGACACGGCCCAATGGCAAAGCCCTTTTTCAATGCAGAAAAAGCCGCCGAAGCGGTTGCCAGTGTGGAAACTGGGTCCATTAGTACACCCTTACTTTTTTAGGATCGATAAATTTTGGTAAGCAATACGAAGTCACCGTTTTTCCTTGGCGACTTAAACGCACAGAGAATGAAAGACACTGATCAAGATTTCGGAAATACAAATCGTTTGAAACCAGCTTGCCGTTCAAAAACACGAACAGCAGAAAAGCGTGGATCACTTGCTCAGAAGAACGCCAATGAGCAAGACGATGGTTGTGCCAGCAGTGCCAATCATGATGTGTTCGATGCGCTTGATACGCAGGATAGTTTCCTTCCAACGCTCAGAGCAGACAGCTTCATGAGTGTCGATCTGGGCCTGTACAGATGCGGCGGTGGGCTTGCTCATCACTCAGCGTCCGCAATGGTCAGTGTACCGGCTGCGACCTGTCGCATGATTTCGTCGTAGTGACGGTTGCCGGTTGCATCAACGCTAACGTGCATAATTTTACCATCGACTGTAAGTTCAATGGCTATGTTCTCGCCGTTGTCCGCAAGATATTTTGCGGCTGTAATGTCCATCTCATTCATGCCTACAACTCCGCATCGCACTCGTAAAAGAAACCATAGCCCCAGATGGCAGAGTTCCCGGGACCAGCCCCATATTTACTACTCTGGGTGACAACTAGGCCGATACTGACATTGTGAGTGCCTGTGCCACCAGAGTCATAAGTAGTCACTTTGCCGGTGTTACCCTGTTCGTCATAATAGGTGTTGGTGGGTGAACCCCGCTTTTCAGCTTTGAGGTTGAAAACCATATATCTCTGACCACTGGTTTCCTCATCCATCCCCCGAACGGTGAAGGGAAGATTGCCG